ACGACGCAAATACTTGTACTTTTAATGAAACTGAAACCTTCGACAACCCCTTCGCCAAAGAAGCCGAACCCTCCGACTATTAAGCAAGTCGAACAAGCCCAATTCAAAGACAAAACCTACCGCTGGAACGGTAAATGAACACGATTCTTGTCCATTCAACCCCAAATGGAGATGAACTCATTGCAAAGATGGCTCGCGTAAGCAACCCATCAAATGAGGACAATCACGAGACGGCTCCAAGGCTTATCAATTATCTGATTAAGCACAAACATTGGAGTCCATTCGAGATGGCAACCATGTGCGTTGAAATTCATACCACACGCTCTGTAGCAGCTCAACTGCTTCGGCATAAAAGTATGTTTTTCCAGGAATTTTCTCAACGGTATGCAAATACCAACGAGCTGGGTTCTGCAAGAGCGCCACATTTGCGTGGACAAGATAAAAAGAACAGACAAAACTCGATCGACAATCTAAATGATCGATTGGGTGCTCCAAGGTTGTCTGGTTATTACAGACAAATTGGAGAACTATTTGCACAGACAGAAGCCCTGTATCAAGACATGGTTTCTGACGGTATTGCCAAGGAGTGTGCAAGAGACATCCTTCCACTTGCTACTCCTACCCGTCTTTATATGCACGGCACAGTCCGTTCATGGATTCATTATTGCGATCTTCGGATGGCAAACGGTACTCAGTATGAGCACCAGATGATTGCTAAATCCTGCTTTCAAAAGCTTAAACAGTGTTTTCCCATGGTAGCTGAGGCTTATGAACTTAGTCTTCGACCTTGAAACTGACGGTCTTTTAGAAGATTTCACAAAGATCCATTGCTTGTGTATTCATGATCTCGATGAGAAATCCACGTACACCTATAACGATGAGGGAAAGGGTGAACCGATTGTTCGCGGTATTGAAATGCTCGCGGATGCGAATTGCATTATCGGTCACAACGTTCTTGCTTTTGATGTGCCTGTCATCAAGCGGATTTATCCCTGGTTCGTTTCTCCCTACTTGGTGGATACTCTCCTTCTTAGCCGGTTGTATCACCCAGATCGCCTCTACATCGATCTCAAGAGAAAGATAAAAGGTATGCCTCAGTCGCTCTATGGCAGGCACAGCCTGGAGTCATACGGCTGGCGTCTCGATTCTCACAAAGGTGAGTTCGCCAAAGACACCGATTGGAAAAACTGGTCACCAGAAATGGAGACCTACATGGAACAAGATGTCAACCTCACCACCCAGTTATGGCACTACTTCCAACCATTCCTGAATGGGTCGAACTAGAACACAAAGTCGCCCTGATTTTACAAGAGCAAGAAGAACGTGGATGGACGTTTAATGAAAGAGCTGCATGGGAACTTGCATCGTCTCTCGAAGAAGAACTTCGACAGATTAGTGAGTTACTTCAACAGCGGCACCCTTACATACTCGGACCTGAATTCACTCCTGCAAGACCTAATAAAACAAGAGGGTATGTCGCAGGAGCCCCTTTCACCCGACTCATAGAAACCAACCCCACCTCTCGTGACCACATCGCACACATTCTCCAGAAGCACTACGGATGGAAACCGACAGTAAAGACCCAGACGGGAAAGGTCCAGATCGACGAGACGACACTGTCAAAGCTGAACAACGAGACAGCATCGATGTTCTTGCGGTGTCTGACGATCAAGAAGATACTTGGAATGATGAGTCACGGCGTGAACGCCTGGCTCAAGCTGAGTACGAATAACAAGATCCACCATCATTGTTCGGTCGGATGTGCCACGTTTAGGATGGCACATAAGCGACCAAATTTAGCCCAAACGATGTCAGGAACTGAGTTCCGTAAGTTATTCACAGCCGCGCCAGGAATGGTGATGTGCGGTGCTGACTTGGCAGGCGTGGAACTTAGAATGTTGGCTCACTATTTAGCCAGGCATGACGGGGGTAGGTACGCAAAGATCCTGCTCGAAGATGATATTCATCAAGTGAACGCTGATGCCATTGGTGTCTCAAGATCGCTTGTGAAAAATATAACTTATGGGTTCATGTATGGCGCATCCGATCGAAAACTTGGCGAAATTTATGATCCAAAACTTGCCAAATCAAAGCAAGTTGCGAAAGGCAAAGAAATCAGAGCTGCATATGTGGCGGCTATTGATGGAATGGACAAGCTGTTGGCCGGCGTTGCAAAACGTGCTAAAGACGGCTTTATCAAAGCGATTGACGGTCGAAGACTTCTTCTGGACTCTGACCACAAGGCGCTCAACTTCTTACTCCAGGGCTCCTCTGCGGTTCTGGCGAAGAGATGGATGCTGATCAATCAGCAGACTATTAAAGAAATAAATATCGAAGCTTATCAACTCGGGTTTATCCACGACGAGTTGCAGTTCGAGACATACCCACCCCACGTTAATGACTTACGCACATCCCTGGTACACAGCGCAACAGCGGCTGGAGAGTTCTACAACCTCCGATGTCGAATTGACGCTGAGTCGTCCACAGGTGAAACCTGGGCAGATACACACTGACCCAAACTTTAAAGGAGATTTATACGAACACATCGCCATTGTGGAAGCAATGAAGCGAGGTGCATATGTCTACAAAAACGTCGGATGCTCAGGCAAGACCGACATGATCATTCAAAAAGGTGACATCACACTTCATGTTGACGTTAAAGCGAGTTCTTCACACAAATCTCCAGCACGCGGTGTTTCATTGGTGCATGTGGATGTGGATACTCACCAAGTCCGATGGGGACGCCCTCGTACCATCCCAACCCTTTGGTCTGAATTCTGGACATGAGCCTTCTAATTGATGCCGATTACATTGTCTACAAGTGTGCGGCTGCCGCTGAAGAGGACTATGACTTCGGAAATGACGTTATCGTTGTCACCTCAAGATTCTCAGAAGCTTATGAGATGGTTCTTAGGGACCTTTCTCATATCGCAAATGATCTCGGTGTTTATGATGACAGTGTGCTTTTCTTTTCTAGCCCCTCAAATTTTAGGAAGAAAATTTCTAGCACCTATAAGGGTTCTCGAACACGAAAAAAGCCCTGTGGTTATCGCAGGATCATCAATAAACTGACGGAAGATTTTCCTGTCATTGTTTATCCAGATCTAGAAGCTGACGATGCTCTTGGTATTTATTCCACGACGCATCCAGGCAACATCATTGTCAGTCCAGACAAAGATCTAAGACAGATCCCTGGTGATCTTTACAACCTCCGCGATCCCGTGGAGGAGATTCAGCCAGACGATGCTCTCCGTTGGTTCTACATCCAGACCATGGCGGGAGACATGACTGACGGGTACTCCGGTATCCCGACAGTTGGTGTCAAACGAGCTGATGCCATCTTGGAAAAGAACGGCTGCTCATGGGACACCGTCCTTAAAGCTTTTCTCGATAAAGATTTGACCAGGGAAGACGCACTAATGAATGCACGTCTAGCAAAGATCCTCACCAAAGATGACTACATAGATGGACAAATCAAACTCTGGGATCCCGCCGATGCCAGTAACGGAGCTGACGCTGGAGCAACAGTTCAAGCTGAAAGCGATTGAGCAACAGCTAGAGCACGCCTCACGAGAAGACATCATCACAGTCTTCATGGCTCTACAGCATCAAACATTTGTTCTTGGCAACAACCTGAAGAACCTTTTAAACCAATGGCCCGCAACCCCGACTATTACACCAGAGGTAAAACAGAAGTTTGGACCTTTATTCGAGAGCAGGGACTGAACTATCACCTCGGCTGTGCGCTCAAGTACATCTGCCGTGCTGGATATAAGCCAGACAATACGGCACGCAAAGACCTAGAAAAAGCAATCCACTATTTACAAAATGAACTGGAACATCTCATCTTGGATGACGAAGGCGACAAAGGAGTTCCGAGCCGTGTTTGGCTTAACGAACTCGCTTTCCAACAGGGAGACCCAGCTCCGTTTGATCGATGAGGAATATAAAGAATTTGTAGAAGCCCATAACCATGAGGATAGGGCTGAGTGTCTGAAAGAACTATGTGATCTCGTATATGTGTGCTGGCAATACAGCTCCAATATGGGATGGGACCTTGACGAGGCACTGCGTCGAGTCCACATGTCAAATATGTCCAAGCTCGATGAGAACGGGAAACCGCTTTATCGAGTCGATGGAAAGGTCATGAAAGGACCACGCTACAAACCACCCCAACTTGGCGATTTAGTTTAATGAGTAATGTTATTGCAAGGACTGGCAGAGTTCAGTCCTGGATTGACGATCCCGAAGGTCGTCTACCTGTTTCATGCACAGTTTTTGTGCCCACTAACTCTCTCGATGGCCCCGATGGAATCACAAACGCAATCAAATATGCAATCCATGGTCTCCGATATGGAGCAGGAGTTGCTATCCATCTATCACAGCTCGACGGGAGGGGCCATGAGCGGCCATCAGGCGTTGTTGCGTCTGGCCCTGTATCATTTGGGCGAATTTTCTCTGTCATTAACGAGACTATCCGGCGAGGCGGTAAGTACAAAAACGGAGCAATAGTTCTTCATCTCGATGCAAATCATCCAGACATTGATGAATTCATTACAGCCCCTCGTGATGCTCTTCCTTGGGTTAAGCGATGCGTCAATCTGACGCCTAAGTGGTGGCACGAGATGGATGCAATCACACGGCAAAAGTTATACAAAGGTATTGCCGCTGGTGACATCTGGCTCACCAAGGTAAGGTATAACGACAAGCTCGAAAGAGTCTACGGTAATGTATGCCTTGAAGTGCTATTACCCAGCCGTGGCACTTGTTTGCTCCAGCATATTAACCTCGCTAGTTGTAAAATTGAAACCCTCAGTGACGCCTTCGTGCAGGGCATGTCCGAACTGTGCGAACTGCATGGAAAGACTGGAGTTGGCGAAACAGGAGAATATCTCTCTCCTGAAGTTGATCGACAAGTTGGACTCGGCGTTCTTGGACTGGCGAACCTCCTACGCCGATATGGAGTTTCCTATAAAGAGTTCGGAGATGCCCTCTGGGACTTCCTGAACGACGACAAAGACAGTGAGTGGGGTACTGCCCACAACATTGTCGCTGCGTGGAACAACGGCATCCAACAGGCTGCACGTATTGCTCGCGAGAACAACATGGAGCGTGCTTTCGCTATCGCACCGACAGCGTCTTGCTCCTACCGTTCAACAGACCTGGACGGTTACACATCCACCCCTGAGATTGCACCGCCTATTTCCACAACTGTTGACCGTGACAGTGGCACCTTTGG